CCACGGATTAGGATTTAGTACCGAGACTAAGCGCCCTTGCCGTCGCCGGAACCGCCCTGGCCCTCACCGTCGATTTCCTCGGCGGTCACAGAGCCGTCAGCGTACTGAGCCTCCTTGGTGGAGAATATAGGCATGACGGTCTTGAGGTTGGCGGTGTCCATGAATTCGGCGGTCACGACCACATGGATGCGCCAGAGTTTGTCGGACCATGCGAGGGAACCGGCCATCTTCGCCTTCGGGAAGAACAGGGCCCTATCAGCCTCGTCGTTCGTGACCATGATAGGACGGGTCTTGACGGGGAGTTTGTGGCCGAAGCCAAACACCTTGACAGTGCCGTCACCGAACACGGCAGTAACGCCGCTCTCGGCTGCGGTCACTTCCTCGGCGCCCAGGAAGACTTTCAGGAAGTCAGGCTCCAGGTCGGCAAGGTCGAAGGAGAACTCATGGGTACCGTTGTTGGCGGTAGAGGTGATGACATCACCCTGCTCGTCCAGGAGAGCGTCGAAAGACACTTCCTCACCGTCCCAGGAGGTAGAATCCTGCACGACCTGACCGAGGCTTGCACCGTTGGTCAGGCACTGTGCCATAGTGGTAGCGGAGGTATAGCCTCCTTCGGGTGCGCTGAAAATGATGATGTCGCCCTGTCCGGCGAGCAACTGTTGCGCAGAACCAAGATTCTTGATAGACATAATTATTGAGCGTTAAAATTGTTAGTCGTATGCCACCTCAAATTGAGAGTGGTTGTTGAATATCCGGAAGACTGGCTGGGCGTAGTCGGCGTGATGAAGCGGTCCATTTCAAGAGCGAAGAAGAAATTCTGCGTTTTGGCCTTATCCACGACGGTCTCAAACTGCTCCAGAATTTTCGTGACGCGGTTCTTTTTGACGGAGCCATCGTCGTTCATTTTGCAGTAGAGGATTATCATGAGGTCGCCATCAGCATAGTTCACCTTCGATCCTACGCCATGGACGTCACCATTGATGAAGATTACGATAAAATCGGCGGGCAGGTTGTTGGTGGGCCTCTCCCAGTCGCCGTAAACGGCAACCGGCTCAGTCCCTCCACCGGCCTTTCCCACTACGATGCGGCCCTGGAGGAAATCCCTCAGTTCCACGTCCGGATTTATTTTCGATGGTCTTATCATTTGGCAAATCGTCTGTTGGCTGCGGCCACGGGCTTAGCGCCAGGATGAGACTTGACGTACTTAAGGACTTCCACGCTGGTCCGCATTTCTGACTCAAAAGCATTTTGGAGCCAGTTCAAATATCCCCTGCGCTTGCTCGTTGCATTTGCGCCCTCCGCATAAGGGACGGCAACAATGAGTGTAGATGCAACGCCTGTTCGCGGGTAATCCGCTCTGCGGACCGCACGGATAGCCTCCTCCATACCGACAATCCTCTTTCTGTCCGGCGCGTTCTGCGGCCTGGTTGCTTCTTTCGGCATATAGACGGCGCGAAGCACGCGACCGCTCTGGGAAACGACAGATACAATACTGTCGTGCAGGTTTGCAGTGTAGTACGGCAGGAGGTCTTTGTTGTCCTGAACGTAGTCCATGAAACGGTTATTGGCATCAATGAAGACCTGCTGGGCAGCACGATTGACACCATCAGCCGAAGCGAGCAATTCCCTCTGGAACTGCGCACTTGCGTTCTTCCATCCTTTCAGGTGTCTCATCGTTTAGTCTCCTTGTGCCTGTTTCAGTTCGATTCTCGTGACCTTGATATTCGCCCTCCAGGGCATGTTGATGTCGCGGACAATCTCAGCGATAGCCTTGACGATGCGTCCCTGTTCGGTAGTCACCGTGATGGCGTCGTTGATAAGCACCATGACATCGTTACCCGGCAGATAGACGGTAGGACTCCTCGTAATGATGCTCCTCGAATAACCTGTTCCGCCTTCCTCGTAGAGGCATTTGCCGGAATAGATAATCTCGGGATCAATCGGGTTGTCCCACTCGTCCTTTCCACCGTTATCCCTGGTGATAACGCAAGTGTCTCGAAATTCGATGACCATTACAATCCCAATCTAAGTGCCGAAGCGTCGTACATTTCGCTGCTGGTGGCCTCGTCGGCCACGATGTCCCATCCCCATTTAAGGCGAAGGGCGTCGGCCAGGTCCTTGAACCGCTTGCGGTCCGCCATGGTGATAGTGTAGCCACCACGGGAAGCGCGGACGTCGCCAACTTGTTCAGTGAAGCCACCACCAGCAAATACACCCAGCATGGAGTAATAAATCGAAGAAGCCGCATAGTCGAGCCTCATAGTGTACTCAACATCAGTCCGCTCGACCTTTTTGGTCACTTCCTCACCGGTATTCGGATCGGTCTCGGTTATTTCTTCGTAGTCGATGTCTTCGTCCAGAGGAAGCGGGGATAACCCCACCTCCTTCGGACTTCTGGCACACCGAGCTACCACGTTGGCCTGGAGATCGTACCCAGGGACCAAACTACGCAGGTATTCTTCGACATCCATACTCTCTTCCGGTTAAAGGTTAAGCGCCACCCTCGGTGCCACTGCCGCTGCCGCTGCCGGAGCCTTCCGGGGCGGTGTAGGTGATGACATAGAACATCTCCTTCGGGCGGGTAGGCACGCAGAGGCCGTAGAACTCGGACCACCAGTCCTGAGTCTTCGCTTTCACGTCGTACTCGTACTGGATGATGCCGCGACCTTCGAAGAAGGTGGCGTAGATGGCATCGCCGTCGGGCAGCAGAGCCATAGCGGTCTTGATGGTGCCGAGAGGACCTGCGGGATAGAGGACGTAGGTGTCGGCGTTGAAGGTGCGGAAAGCCTTGGTGACAAGTTTGGCGTTGATGCCCTTGCCTTCCAGGCGCTCGACTGCGGTGAGACCCTTCTTGAACTTGATGTTCGCGAGAGGCAGGCCGATGAGGGCTGCGAAGTTGGCCTTGACTTCATCGTCGGTGGCGTTGTTGCCAACGATCAGGGCGTTGGCGTCATTGGCCGGAGTCAGAAGCAGATCGCGACGCATACGATAGCCGATCTGCTTGCGGATCACGGGATGCTCCATATCGTCGAGGAAGGACAGTTCGTCCACCTCCATCATGATGGTACTCTTGTCGTAACCCTTGCGGATCATGTTGCGGATGGTCTTGCGCAGGACGGCGATGAGGTCAACGTTGAGGTTGGCCGTCTCGGCGGTCTTATTCTCGGGATCGGAGAACATGTTCGCGGTGCGGGTGATGTTCTCGTCAGGGACAGCGGCCATGAACACCAGACCCTTGATACCACGAGGGTTGTTGTTGGCGTCCAGAACGAGACCACGGTTGGAAACCATCTGGTCACGCTGATACAGCATGGACAGTTCGTGGGCGTTCTTGATGTCGGTGAGGCCGTTGAAGAGCAGATCCAGGGCATACTCGCGGGCTGTCTGATTCTGGAACTGAATCTTGGACAGGGCATCCAGATAGTTCCGGTAATCGTCCGAATCCCAGAAGAAACGGGCCTTCTGGCAAGGGATGACGCCTTCCGTCATCTCGAATCCCTTGGTACCCAGAGGGATGACCTCGGAATCCTTGTCGGCGTAGGTGGCCATCACCTTGAGCTTGTTGGACATCAGCAGCTGCTTGAAGTCGAAGGTGATGCTGGAGTACGGATCCCAGGAGAAACCGTCGAGGTCCATGTCCTGAGAGTTACCGAAACCGATAACATCGGTTACGTAGAGGTCGAAACTTTCGGCAGAAAGAATACCGGCCTCTGCCATGAGGGTGCGGAACCCTTGATTGTACTTGTGAGCCATAATTCTTTTCTCCTATTATTCGTTTTCGTACTCGAAGGTGATACCGGTGAGGGCATCCTTGTAGAAGTCGAGCATCTCGGGGATGCGGTCTCCAAGGATCTGGCCCTTGGTCACGACAGCGACGGTGCCAGCGTAGGCGCCATCGTTGCTGACGTAGATTTCACGCCAGGACAGACCGGTGGGTTTCTGGAGAGCGACATTGCTGCCAGCGGCCTTGGCCACATACAGTTTGTCACCCTTGTTGAGAGCACCGAGGGAGTTGGCCTCGATGGCGAAGGAACCTTTCTCGGCGTCGTATGCGCCAAGAGCAGCGGCCTTGGTCAAGCCGTCGCCAGCATCGTTCAGGATACCGAGGATGAAACCCTCCTCGGGAACGGCGTTATTGGTTCCTTTCAGTTTGATGGAGGTGGATGCGGCGGTCACGGCCTCCTGAACCTCGTAGGAGTCCAGGAAAATGGCCTTACCACCCATCACAGGCAGGTAAACCGGAAGGGCGAGAGGAATCTGCGTGCCCTTGGGCAGACCGATCAGACTGACGGTACCACCGGCAAGTTTACGCTCTTCCACCTCGATCCAAACAGGCATCCGTTCGGCGGGATACTTGGTTACGACCGGCTTGAAATGGACGTTTCCTAAATTGCTTCCCATTTTCGTGAAAGGTTAATTGGTTAAAAACTACTGTTGTGAAGCAGGTTCTTTGATGCCATGACGCGCCTTCTGACGAGCGGCCTCAGCCTTCCAGTCGGTCGTGCCAACCTTGTGCTCAGGGTCCGGGTCAGCCACAAAGGGCTTGCTCGTATCCACGCCAATTCTGGCAACAGCCTTCGTGAAATAGCCGCTGGCACTCTCGAAGAGTTGGTCGGCATTCTTCTTGCTTCCGGTCGCCTCATTCATCTCAACCGCCCGTTCCCATGCGTCTTCGGCCTGGTCTTTGTACTTCTTGGCGTAATCGCCGCCAAAGAACTTGGCCTTCGCGGTTTCAAGAGCGAGTTTCGCTGACTGATTCGACTCGAATCCGTTGATCTTGTCCTGGAGAGGTTTGACGGCTGCTGCTACTGCGGCCTGGACGATGGCGGCGATGTCGCCATGGCCAGAACCACTGTCGCCGTGGCCGGAGCCACTGCCACTGCCAGTACCACTCCCGGAATCACCCTCCGGATGATTCACCTTGTAAGCGTCAAAAGCACTCTGCGTCTCGGTCCTCTTAGTGATTTCCTGGTCGCGATGCTTCATCAACTCCTCGGCGACGAGCCTCATGGTCTCTGCGTCCGTAAGGGCTGCTTCAACCTGGGACTCTTCTGTGATCGTCTTTTCTCTCGCTGAGGCAATCCGATCAATAGCCTCGTTACTCAGCCCGAAACGCTTTATTTCAGATTTCGCCCTGAGTCCTTCTACGATTTTTTCCTTGAACATATATGTGTG